ATCTATCAACTTGATTGGTAATAGCATCAATGCGGTCACGCACCGAGCCGCCACCATTGGGTTTAAGTTCGGATAGATAACTCTTAACTAGAAATCTTACACCTGCAATTAGAAACCCAATTAAGGTTCCAACTGAAACTGCAATTGCTGCCCATTCGTTAGGGGTCATTTAGTAATAACCAATACCATCATAGTTACAGTTCCTGCTGAAGTTATAGCATAAATAGGAGATTCGTGATTATTTAAAGTTATTTTATCTCCATTATCCATTCGGTATCCATTAGATGTAGTTACATCTGCTCCGCCAATAAAACATTGACCAGAACTAGAATGAAGGTAAACTCCCTCAGCAACACCATCTCCTGCAACCAATAAAGTTGCAGCAGTAGTAACTGTTACCTGACTTGAACTAATAGGCATAACTTCTCCTTAAATAAGCCCCGAATCCTCAATAGCATCAACTGCATCATCGATGCTTCTAGTTATATCTGGGAAATCAAAGAGCAGCAATCTCATCCTCAGTTAAACCAAGTGCTGCTAATTTAGCCCTGGCACTGGCGGCGGCTGCTGCTTTCGCATCTGCCTCTGCCTGCGCTGCTGCTTTCTGATCCTCTGCCGCTAATCTTGCTGCTTCTAAATCAGCAATCTCTTGCGCTGTTAGAGGTAGTACCTCAGTAACTCCAGTTTCGCAATTTACGATAACCTTTGTTGGTGTGTCTGCCATTTGTTGCTCCTTTGTTATGCGTTGGATATTCCGTATAAGTAAAAACTTGAACCAATGGCGTAAGTTGTGCTTATTGGAATTAAACTAATTTCCGTAATTGCAGCGGTGTTGCGCCATAACCCTGCAACAGCACCTAAATTAACATCAGTTGATGCAGCATTACTTTCTCTCGCATAAGCAATACTCAATGGTTTATTTTGAGATACTGCATAAGATGGAATGTATATTTCTTGGTTAGAAAAAGTATTGGCAGTATTTGATGTATTGTTTTCAATCATATATGCAACATAAGTATCATTTGGATCTCTAGCAGATGTTGCACTTGCGCCGTCTCCCCTTACATAAGTTGCAGAGTAATTTGTTGCTGTATCTGCATTGAATCTAATTCTTGGAAATGAAGAACCTGTATCACTCATTCTGCCACTTATTTTTAACACCAAATCCGTATAGGTAGCAGGTATTGATGAGAAGGTAACAGATGCAGCAGTTGATGTTAAAACATTTGAACTGATTAAGGTATATGTGGCTGGCATTTGTTTCCTCGCTATGCTTTCAAGATGCCATACAAGGTGGCAATTGTGCCTGTGTTTAGATTGGCATTGTATCCAATAATTTTTATTTCATTTATAACAGATGTATTTTGCCACAAAGATACCGTTCTTGTTGTTTCTCCTGAACCATTTTGATCGTTAGATGCTTCAGATAAAATTGTTTTATATGTAGAACCCGTATAGGAAAACAAATGTGCAATAGAAAGCGCAGGGTAAGTGTCGGGTAATGCAACACTTGTTGTGCCAATAAAAGTACGAACCTGACTGGTCGCCCTACTACTTGCGGCAGCCGAACCATTACCTCTCAAATATGTATATGAATAATTACTACCAGTATCTCCATTTAATTGTAATGCAACATAAGTGCTAGATGAAACTCCTATTGCATTTACAACCAAAACAATATCTGTATAGGCAGAACTAATGCTTGAAAATGTAATTGTTGCTGCTGCACTACCCAAAGTAGTTGTTGCAATTTTCTCATATGTGGCTGGCATTATGCACCTTTGATTCCGTAGAGGGCGAAGGTTGAGTATTGTCTAAAATCTCCACCAGGCGTAAAAATAGTGATTGAAGTAATGGCTGCTGTATTACGCCAATTTCCACTATACATTAAAATTAATCCACTGCCATTTGCATCATATCCCGACAAACTTTTAGTAGTTTTATATTTAGAAGTATCTGCATAATCTATTATGTCTGTGATGCTTGGTGAAAATGTACCACTAGTAGTAGAACCATAATTGATAAATATACTATCGGCGTTTGCACCGCCACCCGCACTTGGGCTTGCGCCATCTCCCGCTAAATAATGATGAGAATAATTAGACCCCGAGTCGCTATTAAATCTAATTAATTGACTTGGAGATGAAGTAGTTGTACCAATACCTCTTATTTGTAAATGGTTATATGATGAGGGTATTGAAGTAAAATCAATAGTAGATGACCCACCTGCGCCAACGGTTACGCTAGCAATAGATTCGTATGAACTGGTAGCGCCTAACTTTGATGAGGCGATAATCCCCAAAATAGGCATTAGGCAATATCTCCTACAACTAACCAGTTATTTGCTGCAATTTTTATTGCAGTTGCGGCTGAATTAGCCACCCTCAATTTAGGAGTAGCAGAAGTTGCACCAGTTGAGATTACTGTTGTTGTTCCTGATGTAACTGCTTTAATATCAGGCTGTCCTGCTCCTGTTACCCATACAAAATTAACAGTAGTTCCTATTGCAAAATCAAATGTTGCATCTGTTGGAATTGAAAATGATTTAGCAGTAGCGGCGTTCATTGAGAATAATTTACCCTCATCACCACTTGCAATTGTGTAATTATCGGTTTTTGTAACATAAGGAGTATTTATATTTAAAGTTACAGTGCCAGAAGTTCCACCACCTGATAAACCTGCTCCAGCAGTTACACCTTCAATATCACCAGTTGCACCTGATGCAGCCCAGGCTGATCCAGTGTAATACCAAAGAGAATTATTATCTTTAGTAAATGCGAATTGCCCCTCTTGCGGTGAGGTTATCGCACTATTCCTTGCGGCTTCACTTGCAAAGACTAAAATTCCTTGCATTAAGTAGCCGTTTACATCGCCTGCTGTTAAAACATCTCCAGTATTGAATGTTTTAAACCCTAACCCTGCTGCCATTGTTGCTCCTTAGTTAATAACTCAGAATACCAGAACCCAAGCGACCCTGCGAGGTGGTGCTATCGAGGATGAAGGCTTGGATTAGAGGCTCTGCTGTTAGTATTTTTGTAGTGAATGTATTGTTGGTTATATCGTGTTGAACGCCTTGAACAAAGAGTTCTTTAGTAATTGTAGAACCACCTGGAACAGTTTTGGTTACATTTACTAAATCAAAAATCTCCAAATTCAAACCAGCAACTATCTTGGCTGGTGAGGTTGGATCATTAACATTTATAGTCATTGAATCTATGCGATCAGTGGTGTCTTTTCTAGCCACTAGTAGGGTTTTAGCCTGATCTAAGGATTCGGCATCGGTTTGAACCAGGATTCCATCACGCTTGCCTGAATGTAGGAAGTAGGTATCTATCGAGGTTTGATCAAATACATTCTGACTAGTTCCATTTAAGCGAGTTACTGTTACATCATTAACTAGCAAGGTATCATCATTGGCAAATTCAATTTGTTGATAGGTTAAGCCTGAACCATCATCTGCAAAAACTACTGGAGTTTCATCGGCTTTCTTACTTACTGTATCTCTTGATAAGAAGGTGGCATCACCTTCGGCTGAGATAAAGAAACCGCCAAACTCTGATGATTCAACCAGTTGCAAGGCATTAAGTAAATCTCTATCAGCAGTACCTGGATCAGCCTGCATGGTGCTATTTCCAGCATCTATGGCTCTTTGAGATGTTGGCCAACTTACAACATCAAGCAAGGTTTCAATTCTTGCACCGCTCAATTGAGGTGAACCTGCTCCTGCAACTGTACTAATTCCAATGCCATTTAATAATCTAAAACCATCAACGCATTGCAAAGTAATTTTAGATGTATCCTCAACACCTAAACCATAGGTACTGTTGTAACTAGTAATGTATCCTGAATAAAGATAATAACGCTCTGTACCAGAGCCGTCATCATAATCTGCCCAAATACGAATTTTGCGCAAAGGCAATAATTTGCCATAGTAGGGCGAGGATACATTCTGCGGCGACCAATCACCATTGTTATCTGCTAAAACAACTGTTGCTAAACCTGCTTCAAATTTATTAAGGATTCGGTTTCTACCTCTGCGAATACTAATTTGTAAGGCAATATTTGAAACATCAACAACATCACTTGCAGAATCTGCCAAGATACCTGTTCCAAGTGGAGTGGTTGGATCATCTAAAACTAAAGGGTTTCCGAAGGCAGGGCCATTTGCAAAGTCAATGGAAACTCCTACAACTGGTAAACCTGGCATTACAAATCCAAAACTCTAGCAGTGATTGATCTACCTGAAGTTTGACCAGCCAACAAACCACTTCTAATTGATTCTTGCAAATCAGATTGAGTAATGGTGCTGCCAGCATTATTAACAGTTATGTTGTATGAGGCGCGTTCACCCATTCGATAATCTCTGTAATCAGGCAATTGAGTACTTAGTAATGGTCTAGGAACATCACCACGCTCACCTCTACGATAAGCCAAATAATCTGGTTGAGTAGTCATAGGGCTTGGGATTACATCTGGCTTAACAAACTCTTTAACCATTTGATCAACTAAATCTTGAGCAACAGGAGGAGGGGTAACACCACCTGGAACATATTGAGGCGCAACAAAGGCACCCTTACCTACGGCTGCAAGATAAGCGTTTAATTCTTTAAGCGCTGTTTTCCAACCATCGGCTGCGGCTAATCCTGCTGCATCCCAACCTGCACCTAAATTAACATTGCCAGTAACCTTGGCAATATATTTTAGAACTTCATAGTTGGTTAAATTCCACTTAGCAGCAAGAAGGTTTACTTCCTCCTCGGAAATCTTGCTATCAGCAATAACAGTTAAAATATCTGCATAGCGTTGCGCAGCGATAGCCATGCGCTCAGTTGCTTGATAGTTAGCAAGTAATTGATCATACATTGCTTTTTGTGCAAGATTTTGTTCTTTAAGAAGGTTTAATCGAACTGCCTCAAGTTGGATTGGGTCAGTTTCAGATGTAGGTGTAACACCCATTGCCTTTAATTTATTTAAGGCTTCTTGACTAGCAAGTTGTTTCTTTTGTTCAGCAGTTAGTTTTGAAGCGTTGGCTGCTATCTTGCCAGTGCTGCCAACAATGCCTGTATATGATTTAGCGCTATTGTTTACTAACTTATCTGATTCTTTGATAACTTTATTGTTTTTAGTTAGTTGCTTATAGGAAATCAAAGCGGCAGTTGTAAATGTAGCAACTGCTGCGGCGGCTGCTATTGCAGATACACCACCTGTTGCAAAAGCGGTAGCAGTTCCTGCTGCGGTGGCTGCTGCTGCCTGGCGCCCAAAGGCTGCGGTTAGAATATTTATCGCACCTGTTAAGGCAACTACACCAGCATAAACTTTGGCTGCGGCAAAGGTAGAAACTAATACCGCACCTAATACCTTAATTGTATTAAGATTGCGCTGAATGAAATCAAATAGATTAAATACCTGGGTAATTAATTGAGGCAGTTGAGTTAAGATTATTTCAAGTGCTGCTGCTAATTTATCTTTATTAGCAGAAATCCATGCCTCTAATTGAGGTAAAACTTTAGTGGCAACTATATCTGCAAAGCGCTCAATTACAGGAAGTAGCGCATAACCTAAAGTTTCAAGAACTTCACCATAGGCTAATTGCAAACCTTTTAATCTATACTCTAAAGTTTTGGCACGAATATTAGCCTGATCTTTAAATGTATCATTTAAACTTTGTAAGGCTGCATCTAAATTACCTGATTTAATTATGTTCTTATCAAGCGGTACACCAAGGCGAGTTAATGCACCTAAGTTGCCATTTACTGCCTTGCTCAACGCCAATGAAACTGAGGCTAAATCTTTACCAGTTCCAGCGCTAATATTAAGTGCAGTTCCAAGTAATGATTGAGCAGATGTAACATCACCAGTTGCTCTGGCAAGTGTAGCCAGGGCTGGCCTCAACTCGTCATCGGCAACAGAAACTTCTTTTTGTAATAAAGTTATGTATTGCTCAGTGCTAGCAATGGCAGCATCAGTTGCGCCAACTGTATTTCTTAAAGTAGATGCTAAGAGGGCTTGGCTCTTTTGATCATCCATTGCAGCGCGAACTGCATCAGTACCAATCTTGAGGGAGAATGCACCAACGGCAGCCGTCGCTGCTGCAAAGGCTAAAGCAGTTCTTTTGGCAAATTTATCAAAATCTTTGCCAAGTTTTGTAATATCTTTTTGAGCCTGCTTTGAACCCTTAGCAGAATACTGGGTGATAATCCGAGCAATAATTGCGCCAGTTGCCACTTTAACTCCTGCCGTTTAATTTAGTTTGTAATGTTTTTTTAGCATCCTCTAAGGCTGCTGCAACTCGCCTTTGGATTTCCTCTTTATCTTTATCAACAACTGCCCAAATAAGGCGTGAGGCTTTACCAAATGAATTGCTTAAATATCTAATAAATTGATTTCTTGATGCGTTGCCGCGCCTACCTGCAACTTCAAATATTGCACCAGCAGCATCTTTATTAATTAACGCACCAGCGCTGGTGGTGTAATCACCACGAACCCTACCTTGCGCTCTGCTTTTGGTAATGCCTGCTTGAATTGCGTTAGCATCCCATGCTGGCCAGCCAGCGCCACCGCGAGTTCTTGGATTTGCGGCTGGAGTTTTACGCCAACCGCGCATCGGAGTTCCATAAACAGGATTAGTAAATTGAACAACTAAGTTATCGGCTGATCTTTCAGCCTTATTCAATTCATCATTAATTACCTTATTGAATTTTCTAGCCGCCGCTTTATCAAATTGTTTTAAAGCATCTGTTGTTTCTTTAATGCCAGTTAAAACGATAATTTCATCGGCCATTTTTGTTTGCCTTTGCTCTTTCCTTTAGATAAGCAAAAATTGCTTCTAAGACACCATCAGGGGCATCTATCAAATCAATAGGAGAGATGCCCAACTCCACCGAGGCCGTTGCAATTGCAAAGGTTAGGCTATCTCGGTGGATTCTGAATTTGGGTCAGAAATCATCTCCACTGATTCGAGAGTATCTAAAAATTCTGGGCCAAAAGGTTTTACAACTCGCCCATTATCTTTTAAGGATTGCCAAGCCAAAAAATAGATATGCTCCATCTTTTGATCCTCCGCAAATAATTTTGCCAATCCTTTGCCAAACTTCTGCTCAAAAGCAACGATGGTGCGTGGGCGCAATGAAAATACGCTATCTACACCATCGTTAGTTTTGATTTTTAGTGATAAGCCATCCATTTTATTTCCCCCTAGTTAGTTATGATGTTGCTTTTGTTATTGCACCTGAGATTGGCCAGGTAACGCTTGCTGTACTTAGTTCGCCAACGGCTCCTGATAGCGGTTGCCATTCAGAAACTAAAGCGTTGAAACTATATTGTGGATTTGTTGCAGTTGTAGTTCCTGCTACTGGTTTTACAATCATTGCAGCAGATGTTCCGATTGTTGGATAAATAATAGATTCTAAGGCACCAGATGCAAAATCCTGGAAAAATTCTATTGTTACCTGATTATCAGCCAATCCTGCTACGCGTGAGCGTGCAGTGCTACCAAATGATGTTGTATCTACAACATCTAGTGATGTACTTAAAGTTACTGAACTTACATAACTTGAAATATCAGTACTTGCAAAAGTAATTGAAGCATTAGTTAATACAATTCTTGCCATTATGCAACCGCCTTAGTAATTGCTCCTGAGATTGGCCAAGTAACAGATGCGGTGGCTAATTCGCCAACTGCGCCTGAAAGTGGTTGCCACTCTGAAACTAAAGCAGTGAATGTATAGGAAGGGTTAGTTGCGCCTGCTGCTGATGATGTTGGTAAAACAACAACAGTAGTTGTAGTTCCTAGTAGTGGATAAATTGTTTGTTCTACATTTGATGTTGCGAAATCTTGATGAAATTCAAGAGTTACAGAATTATCTTGCAAACCAGCAACGCGAGTTCTGGCTGCGGTTGATGAAAACCCTGTTGTTTCAACTACATCAGCACTGGTACTTAGGGTAACGCTTGCAATGTGATCAGATAAATTAACTCCATTTATCGTAACCTTTGCATCGGTTAAAACGATTCTTGCCATTATTTGTCGGCTCCTTCTTGGATTGCTGGTTTGGTTGTTCCCCCAGTTGCCTTAATGTGGTTGCCAGCAATTAACGCTGCAATGTTGGCTCCTGCATTAAGCAATTCTTTTTCGGTGATTGCATCACCTTTCTTTTTATTACAAACCTCTACTTCTGAGGTAATTATGTAAGACATTTTTTCTCCTTAACCCCAAATTGTGAGGCGGTATCTGTAAGATAGAAATAAAGTGCCAGCAGATTCATAAGTTCCACCTTCGGCGCTAATAACTCTAAGGGTATTAACTGCTCCACCTAAAGTTTTATCACCTTCAATTGCGGCCTTAATTGAGCCTGCTCCTGATCCTGCTAGAAAAGCATCTAACTTATCTTGGGCTACTCTTTCTGATAGGCGTTGAACAATCACCAAGACATCACAATTGGCTTGGTCTAAACCTCGCGCATTGTTTATATCGAAGGTGAAATCTAATTGCCCAACAACTGCTGCTGGTGGTGTTACTGTATCTGGAATTAAATCATAAACTCTAAGCCCAGTTATTGTTTGTAGGCGTGTTTTTAAACCATCTCTAACATTGCTTGGAATCACTTAGCCAAGCCGCCATTCTTGCGGAATGGGCGAAGTAATACTTCAACATCAGCATCAAGTCTAGAAAATAATCTAATAGTTCCAAGATCAGGGCTACCAGCAATTCCAAATGGTGATTGCCTGCGCCCGAATATGCGTGATGATTGAATTAGTGTAGCCATATTAACTTCGGCTGGTATTGCTGAAAATCCCCAAACGCCTTTAATGCGAACTGATTGAGGTAGTTGATATGGAAAGATATAACTGCCAATTGCTAAAACTCTATTGTAAGGCCAAGATTTAATTGGATTGTTAATTGGTTCAACCATGTAATCGGTTGTACTCCAAACAGTTCCAAATGTACGATCAAAGTTATCATCAGTGGCTACTTCGCTAACAGTAGTTATATCATCAATGTTAATTGTATAAGGATCAACTGCGGTGTAATATCGAGTTACTGGAGAACCAACACTGCCATTAACATAAAAGAAACGCTCAGTATAATCATCAACCATTCGGCTAGCAGCCGTAATTGCAGATTCTAAAGCGGTATCATCAACTGAATCTGAAATATTTAATGATGCTTTTAATTCAGCAAGTGTGCAGTACCCATTAGTGATTGCCACGCTTTATCCTTCTTTCCGCTTTAGGTAAAATCGCTCTTTCAAGTTCAGGCTCGGCGGTAGCCGTTTCCTTTAGTTTCATTCTTTTTTTAAAAATTTTTTTCAATGTTTCCATAATTTATGGTGCCTATCATCTAACCAGTATGATTTTTGATGAGGCAAAATTGCTCCAGTGTTTACAAATATTGGATAACCTAATGAGCGGATGCGACGGCTAAAAAGTAAATCCTCGCCAATCCATTCACCATTTACAGGGCCATCCCAAAACCAACACCAATTTTTACCCATACTAGGATCAGCAGTTTCACGCATTTTTTCTAAAACGCTACGATGGATTAACAAACATCCAGTGCCTGCTGCATCTACTTCAAAAACTTTATTCTCATCATATTTATAGAGGGGTAAGAATCCCTCTGGCGCATCTTGAAATATCGCTGGAACTGGTTTTGGATATTCGCTTTTACCATCATTGAAAGCGGCAAATACTAATCCTGCTACAACTGGCCGTTCTAAATCGTGGGCTGTATCAATCAACTTATCAAAAGTTGCAACCCCTAATTGCTGATCGCTATCTACCATGAGAAGCCAATCAGATTTTGTATTATCTAAAAATTGTTTAACTATTTGATTACGAATTTTAGAAAGTAATCCTGAGCCCTTAACTCTAACAAATGGCCCTAATCTTGGTGATCTTGATTGTGCTAATTGGATTAAAGTAAATGCAAATGAACCATTTACTTGGCCTGAATCGCAAGAACCTATACTTACTTTGTGTGCGCTTTTCATAGTTCCCCCGAACTATTTAGGAGTTTAGGTGGCCTAATCGGGGGAGGTTAAGCCACCTAAACAGTTCTTAATTACCTTCTAAATTAGAAGGATGGTGCTGCTAAACCAGTTCCGCTAATGATTGATGCGGCTAGTGGATAGCGTTCTGCGGTGAATGCGGCATAGCCGTAAACAACGCTCTTTACAGTTAATGAACCAGCATTTGTCGCTTCGAAACGAAGTGAGAATGGTGATCCTGGTTGCTCCCATAGGTGCATTTCGCGAGCATCAACCAAGTAGATTTCATCTTGGTTAGTTGAAGCACCATAGTTAGTTGCTACTGAAGCATCTGCAATGATAGGCAAACCAAGTAGTTGGTAACCTGAGTTGCCATATTGTGCAACTCCTGATCCTGCTGCAACGGAGTTCATTGGGCCGTTTGCTGCTGGAACTACTAGTGGGCGGTTTGAACTATCAACACCTGCTAGCAAGAATGCTAGACGGCGTGGGTGCATAATCCAAGCAGTTGGAGTTGTGAATACATTGCTCTGAACTTGTTGTAGAGCATCTGCCAACTTTGGATATAGAAGTGCAACAGTTGGAGTTGTTGCAGTGAAAGTTACTGCATTTCCACCTGATGAACGAATACCTTTAATGGTTCCGTTAGTTCCTGCACCATTGA